GTAGAAGAGGCTCTTATGGTCGTATTAGCTCAAGCAGCGAGTAGGGCTAGTGGTAATCAAGGGTTGAGCATATTATGAAAAATGAAGAAGTGAATAAAGTGATTGCAGAGTATTATTATGACGAGGTTTATAGAATCACAGATGACACTATGTTTGTAGGCATCAAAGGTCATGATGCTCAAGTGACACCTTACACCAACTCCCTAGATGCCTTAATGCCAGTTTGGGAACGGCTAAGAGAATATGGTATTTGGATAAACAAAATGGGAAATAGGAACTATAATCACTTTGAATTCTTTTCAGAGAAGGATATTTCTGAGTATAGTCCATTTGATCCATTTGATTTCTATGAGAGCTTACATACAGACACCATCCAAGAAGCAGCAGCACATGCCACAGCTAAGGCAATCTTATCTTTGGAGGAAAAATGAAAACTAGTGGTAAGTATTTAATTTTAACGTGGACTTGTATTTTATTGGCATTACCTTTTTTAGGTACTTTAAAAGCTGTTCCATTTGGAGTGCTAGGAATAATATTCGCTATAGTAGGATATAAATGTATGCTAGAAGAGGAGCAAGAATGAAAGAAGAGATAGCAGATAAATTGATGGAAAAGGCTTTAACCTATTTAAGTAGTGCCGAAGCTTTCGTAGGTGAAAATGTGCCGAATTTTATTGAAGAGCTTTTGAGTTTTAAGATCTTTGAACATTTGTTAAATGCGTCAGATATAATAGTACCTATAATTATTTCTATAGTACTTTTTAGAATATATAAAAGAGATAGGGAATTATACAGAAAAGATAATGATGACTTTGATGATTATTGGGATACTCCTAGAGTAGGTAGTATATCCATCATATTATTTGTGGCTACTTTATTTACTGGATTGATTATATTAGGCGATTCTAAAGATCAATTAATTCAAGCATATAAAGCATATAAAGCACCAAGAGTCTACTTAGTTGACTATTTTAAAGGACAGAAATAATGAGAATAATAAGCTATATAATTTTTACAATGCTATTGACAAGCTGTGTAACTCCAAGGTATACTTATAAAGCCCCAGAAAAGAGAGGGTATGATGAGTTAACTAATACTGAGAAGGTTGAGAATTGCGTCTATAGGCTTATAGAGCGTGATGGAATAGCGGCGAAAGAAGCGGAAGAAACTTGTAGTAAGATTTTTAGGAGAGGTAAATGAGTAAACGAGCATTTAGTAGAGCGTATGATATGCCTACGATTGATCCTGATAAAGAAGATGAAACACCGGAAATTATAACAGCGACCGAGATCCAAAAGAGATGGGATGATGTGGCGAAAAATGCTATTGATCCTGATAAAGAAGATGAAAGCACGGAAGGTGTTCGCGTCATAAAGTATAAAGGAGATCCTCCAGAATTCATACCTTCTAGTCAGGGTCAAGAGTATATTGATAAAATAGTAGGGGAGTTAACTAGAAATATTGAAAATAGTCTAGGAATTAAATGTCCAGTAGTGGCAAAGTCGGGCTGTGATCATTCTTGGACGAGCTATACTGGATTAAGCGAGAGTTTTGAATTTTGTAAACATTGTGATGAGAAGAGGTAGATATGTCTAAACCATTAAGATTAAGCAACAGTCAAATTAGCACCTTTACCGATTGTAACCGTAAATGGCATTTAGATAAGGTTCAAAGAATTAGACCTAATTACCTATCGAGTCCATTATATTTTGGTACGATTATAGATGAGACTATTGAGCATATCCTACTAAAAAAAGAAGGAAGTCATCTTGATACTTTTTACGAGAAGCTTAATAACTTCCAAGTAAATGGTAGTGACAAGAAAATGCCAGATGATCTTCTTAGCGTAAGGTTCGGAGCAGGAGATGTAGACGTAAACTTAGTAGATCAAAAACATGTGAATGATGCGTGTGATAGACTCAAGATTGATCAAATTAATAAGAAGGATTTCTTAGAATACTGTAAACAAAAAAGAAAGCGAAAGTCAGCATTAGATCCTATCGAACAATACTTATTTAATCATATAGCTTGGGTTAGTATAGAGCAAAAAGGTTTGATGATCGTAGCAAAGTTAGCTGAATGGATCGAGGAAAATGTTGTAGAGGTTCATAGTGCGCAAAAGAAGATAGAGATTAGTAACGAGAATGGTGACTCTTTCATAGGATTCTTAGACTTTATAGTGACTTTAAAATGCGGCAAAAAAGTGCTGATGGATCTTAAGACAAGTTCCAATCCTAATGCCTATTATCCAGAAGATTCGGCATCAAAAAGTGTACAGTTAGGAATTTATTCGCAGCAAGAAGATATTAAGGACGTTGCTTATATAGTTGCTGATAAGAAGATACGCGTTAGAGAGCCTAGAGTGCGTCTTAAATATGTTGAAGGTGTTATTACTGAAGAATGGCTTGACGAGGTATTTGATATGATTGAGGAAGCTACGGAAGCTATTAAAGAGAAGTTGCCAAAAGGTGCGGAATCTTTTGAGAAGAATTTAGATAGCTGTAATAATTTTGGTGGATGTCAATATCGAGGACTTTGTGAAAAAGGATCTATGAAAGGATTAGAGGTAGTGAAATGAAATATAGAGTAAGAGAACAGATTTATTATAGCGGAGAATCAACTTTTATTGTTCAGAAATATGGAAATACCGGTTGGAGAGATATTGTCTCAACATCTGGAAATTATCTTATGTTTAATACTTTAGAAGAGGCTGTAGAAAGGGCTAATAGTTTTCACCTACAATCTGTAAAGGAATCTAAAATTCATGAAATCGGGTAAAAATTACAGGGGTAGCAACAAGAGATTAGTACTATGCTTGACATTATCTAGCATGGTGTGTTATACTCTTATAGGTAGTTTCCCAGATGAAAATAAGATTCTGGCATTAGCTTTATTACCATTTTGCGCGATGCAGTTATGGGATTGGATTAGGAGACAAAAATGATTTTAACATGTTTAACTACGGTGCTTTTAAATATATCAGCTATCGATTATAACGCTCAAGATTATAAGAATCTAGCAAGAGCATCTTATGTATGCGGCGAAAAAGAAGGTTGCTTAAAAAGTTTTCAAAAACGTGAGCAAGGAATTTATAGAGCAATGTGTGGAAAAAAGCAGGAATTTAGTAAAAAAGAATTTGACAAAGCTGAATTAGATGTGATACTATATGAGCTGAAGCATTTAAGCTTGGAAGAAAAGAAGATTAAACTTAGAGCAATAGGAATCGAGGTACAGTAATGTCGGAAAAACCAGAGATCATTGATTGGAGTGATACAGCTTCTAAAAAGTTAGAAGAGTATAAAAAAGAAGCTCCTAATTGTATAGAACACTTTGCATGGAGATACCTTCATTTGGAAAATAGAATATCTGAAATGGGAGGATGGGCTAATTTTAAGCACTATATAATAAAAGAAAAAGATAAGAAATATATTAGAAAGCTAAAAGCTGAGATTAATATACTAAAAGAAAAGATAAAGGAGAATAAATGAGTTTACAGTTAGAGAGATTGGAAGATCTATTAACAATAGATGAAAACAAATTAAAGTCACCGGATAAAACAGCAGTGATCCGTAAGATAAAACAGCTATTAAAAGCTGAGAATAAGTCAGAGGTATTAGCAGAAGATGAGGCAGAAGACTTTCCTTATGAAGCTGTATCTATCGTAGGTAATACTTATGTAGCGATAAAGTTCGATATTGAGTCAAAGAAAGCTAGAGTTATAGAGACTCATACTCACCCTACAGATACTAGAGGTAAGAATTATATGGTAGGAGCAGAAGCTATTAAAAAGATGCAAAAGCTTATCAAGGAGCAAAAGTAGTGGCGAAGTTTAAGGTAGGTGATAGAGTTAGAATCAAAGATGATGATGGTGTATTCAGCTCGGAAAGAGATGAGTTAGGTGAGATGGTGATAAAAAGATCTATGGGGTCAAATTGGTTCGTTATGGAGAATATAAGTAGAAACTTTCCTGCGGATGACTTAGAACTAGTAGAATCTGACGCTACCGGACTTCAAGAATGTCCAACTATTATTAAAGTATCGCAAACTTTTACTTTACAAATTAAAGATATTACTATAGACTTATCTAAGTCAGAGATTGACGAGCTTATAAAACAATTAAACGAGGTATACTAATGAAAAAGGTGAACACTACATTAATTAATGCAAGACAAAGAGAAAAAGAAGACATCGTAAGATTAGGTACTCAATTGGCTCAATATGAAGCAAATGGGATTACTATCGAAGGTGCTATTGAAGATGCAAGAAAAGCATTGGAGCTTCCAGAAGATTCTGTATTTCTATTAGAGGCTGAAAATGCAATGAAAAATCTTAATAAGGATACTCAAAACTTTGTAGCGTTTACAAATGCTATTAACAAAGCTGAGGAATCTGGTATTGCTAGTGCTGAGGAATTAGAGCCGCTTAAGAAGGTTCAATTGGGACTACAAGAGAAGATCATTGCAAGATATGATTTAGAAGGTGCAGATGAATTATATGAGGAGGAATCATAATGAGTACAGAAACGGTATTTGAACAATTAAATAAGATTAGCGTTAAAGGTAAGACTGATACTAAAGGTAAGTTTACATACTTATCTTGGGTATATGCTTGGTCGGAGCTTAAGAAAGTTGCGCCAGATTCTACGGTAAAAGTTTACCATGATGAGAGAACAGGACTTCCTTATTTTGCAGATGGTGATGCAGGAGTAATGGTAAAAGTCGGCGTTACAGTTAACGGACTTGAGCATATTAATTATCTTCCTTGTATGAACTTTAGTAACAAAGCTATTAAAGCTTCTGAGGTTAATATGATGGATGTAAATAAAGCTATTCAAAGAGCTACAGTTAAAGCTATTGCACTTCATGGATTAGGACTTTATATCTATGCAGGAGAGGATCTTCCAGAAGGTGAAGAACCTGTTAAGTCTCCAGTTAAGAAAGCTGATAAGCCAAAAGTAGTGGCAAAAAGCAAGAATAGTTTCAGAGATAGTAAGAAGCCAGAAGTAGTGGTAGAAGCTGTTGCAGATGACGAGGAGTTATAATGGAAAAGTTAGATCAAAAGAGTGAAGAAAAGATAGATAAGTTAACTGAGAACATCGTAGAAGGTGTAGAAAGGACTCTAAATGAGCTTGGAACTAAGTTACCTGATCAGATAGATGCAATGAGTCCAAAGCAGCTTAGAAGGGCTTTAAAGGCTACTGTGAACTATATCTATAAGAAAGATCCAGATGTAGACTTGAAGACTATGGCGAAAAGAGAGCAAGAGTTTCTAGGCGGCATGTTTAGCTTAGTCGAAGCAGGTGCAAGTTATACGATGCATATTTTAGGTGAATTACAACGAGAACAAGATAACAAGGCGCGAGAAGCGGCAAAAGGAGCAGAAAATGAGTAAGGAGTATATCACATTAGGGAGTTTATTTTTAAGCAAAGATAAAGACAAGAAGGGAAGACCGGGATATTATCTACAATTAGATAAAGATGTAGAGATTACTGTTAATGGTAAGAAACTAGATCGTAGGACTATTTCAGCTAAGAATTTAGTGACAAAGTTTGAAGAGATGATTGACAGATCAGATGATGAAGAAAAGATTGAGAAGTATGAATCTTCTAAAAAGAGATTCGAGAAAGATGGAGATCTTAGCTACATCAAGCAGGAATTTACAGTAGTAATAGGCGATTAAATAAATGACAGCTCGGAAAGACGAGCATTATTTTAACTAGGAGATTAACATTTTTAATCCAGATGATTTTAGAGCCAGAAAAGGCGACATTATAAGACACTTTCATAAGAAGGGTGTAACCTATGAATCGATTTCAGACTACTGCTCATTAGCAGGTATACCTATAACTGTAGTGTGTGAGTTTATAATAGAGGAGATTCCAGAGTATGAAAAAATGTGTAGAGACAAAATTAGAGACCTCAAAGGATTCTACGGATACTGAACCTGTTGAAAAGGTTGAGGAACATAAAACTTGTGGCTTTTGTAAGGTATTTTGCGGAAACGATCATTGTATATCTAAGGAAAAGAAATGAAAAGAAGTGAGATGAAATTAGAACTTGAAGAGATTGTATCTAGAATATACCAAAGAAAAGGCGGAATACAAGGTACTATAAAACCTGTAGTAAAGGCTATTATGAATCATATTGAAGGGCGAGGAATGTTACCGCCGAAAATAGAGCTTGGTGATTCAGGATTTGTTGCGACTACCGAAATATTAGACTATACGGAACTAGACTATAATGTAATATGGGAGCCTGAAGATGATAAAGATTAAATATGACCATAATCTATCTATGTATATCTTTAGTTATAAAAAGAAGCGTAAGTGGAGCATGTTTTTAAGAATCGGAAATTACAATGTTTATTATAGAGGAGTGTGGAAGTTATGAAAAATGTAGTGTCAGAATTAGAAAACAAGTATAATGAATTTTGGAAAGATATCGTCGAGAATTCTGATGGTACTTTAAATAAGGATCAGATCATGAAAGAGTTAAGCGATTACTCTATGATGATTGGGAGTTTATCCGAACTTTACTGTTATATTTCAGGGAATAGGTGTTCTAAACCCGATGTAACGGCAAAAGCGGTACTGAGGCTTTTTGAGGAGCAATTAGAAACTAGATATAATGATGGATATTCAGATGCAAAAGAAGATTTCCAAGGTGGAGAATAAATGAATTTAAACGAAGCGAGATTGAAGCAATCAGGAATTAGAAGTCTTGGAGATATGAAACGAAGTGGTTTAGTATCTGGTAAGGTTGATCCTAAAAAAGCTATTAAAGGTCCTGAAGATATTGACTGTTTGATAAGACCTTGGCAGCGTGGAGATATGACAGGGATATTAGCAGGAACAGGTGTAGGTAAGACTACCTTTGTTTTAAAGCAACTTAAAGCGATTCTTCAAAACAATCCAGAAGGTGTTGTAGCTTTTGTTTCCTTGGAACTTGTAGCGGCAGAAATTGCTGAGAAGTGGTTTAAAGCTACTGAAGATTGTCCAGAGCTTGCAGATAGACTTTATATTGTTGAGAATTTTGATGATGATGGTAACTGTTTAGATTTAACTGTAGAAGATATTCATATAGAACTTGCTAAGATTCGAGATGTTTTAGGAGTTACTCTTCATGCTTATGCTCTTGACCATTTACATGAGATTTCAATTAAGGGCGGCAGTATAGATTATAATCCTATTGTTAGACTCGTAAAGAATATGACTGTAGCTTTAGATACTCATGGTTTCATCTTATCGCAAACTACAAAAGGTAAAGGTATTGGCGACATTCCAGTTCCTAAAGATGGCTGTTATGGTTGTAGTAAATATGAGAACCTTATGACTAATATTATTACGGTCTTCCAACCACTACGAAGAGTTGAGAAAGAGTGTAATTTAGCTATTACTGGATGGCAGTATGCTAAGATCCGATACAAGAACAAAGGTGATAAAGCTAAGGAAGGTATGAACTATCTTCTAAGGTACGACTTTGATAACGAGGATTTAGTAAAGCTAGACACAGCCGAACTTGCTATATTTAAGATGTGGTATGATAAAGTTCTAGAGCTTAGAAAGAATGAAGAGAAGTTTAAAAGCTACCAATTTGATCTATCTACGGAGGTTAAAGGTGAAGACGGGAAAACTGTTGTGATGAATGAAGTATTCGGCGGCGGCACTCCTGATGATGGTGATGAGATATGAAAGCGACTCTAGAATTCTATTTAGACAACGAAGATGATCTTAGAAGTTACAGGCTTATGAATGATGCTGAAAAAATGGCTGATCAATTAGATGAAATCTGGAACTACTGTTTTCGTCCCAATAACAAGCATGGTTACACTGGTAGGCTTCAAGAACTTATTGACACGAATCCTGAACTATGCTACGATGTAATTGAGGAATTAATCAGTAGATATACTAGTATAATGGAGGATTAAAATGAGCGAAGATGAAGCTTTTGGAATAATGTTACTATGGTTTGGTAGCATGATTATAGCAGGATTATTTATGGTGAATTTTACCAAGGTTACTTCAGAAGAGATAGGTAGAGCTAAGAGCGTTTGTAAAATAAGCGGATCTTCTGTTAAGCATATTTATTCCGATGGAGATTTTAGATGTACAAATGGGGCAGAATTTGATTCTGGCGTTGCAAAATAATAATGAAACTATCAATCTTTCCAAAAGCTCAGGCATTGCCAAGTAAAGAGGATAAAGGTAAAGAAGCTAGATTTACTTCTAAGCCTTATTTACCTGAATTGGTAGAGTTCGAAACTCATGAAGAGCTTATAGATATTATATGTAACCATGCTTGGAGTCCGTCAATATTCGAAGAATATAGAAGGCAAGATGGATTCATTAGTACGGATCTTATGGTGCTAGATATTGATGATGGTATGACCATTGTAGAGGCAGAAAAAGTGGTGCATAGGTTAGATATTATAGCTTTATGCGTCCCATCAACAAGTCATTCTGATGATGCTCATAGATTCAGATTAATATTCCCCTTATCAAAAGTTATTACAAAAGTAGATGTATTTGAAGCTACAATGAGAAAGCTTGCTGAAGTCTTCCCTGCTGATCCTGCATGTATAGGTGATCAAAGTAGGTTCTATTTTGGAGGAAAGCTTGTAGATGGATTCTGGTATGGAGATGGTAAGTTACTAGATCCTGTAGCTCCTAAGAGGGTCAAAAAGGCTACTGTAGAGCGTTATAACTCTAGAGAGGCTGTGGTAGTAGGGGATTCAATAGAGGATCTTGTAGTGGCGTTATTTAGTGAACCAAGGACTAAGATTCCTGACTGTGTAGCTCATTTTTTAGAGAACGCACCGGATAATCTGGACGGTCAATGGTATCATAGTAGTAATAGCTTCTTGTTTACTTGTGGCTTGATGTCGCTAGAAAAGGATCGTATTACTGATGTATTCTTTTCATTGTATCCACACGAAGAGTTGACAGAAAAGAAAGTAGATGCTATGATTGAAGACGGTATGAACGCTAGAGAAGAGGAGTTATGATGGAATCAATGGATCAATTTTTAACAAAAGAGGATTTATATAAAGCTCGATCTGAGAGATTAGAGGCTGAAAACTCTACACTACAGGAAGAAAACCGACGGTTAGAACTTAACTACGATTTATGTCTTGAAGAAGGGGAAGATAGAATTTCGACACTACAAGAAGAAAATAAAAAGCTGAGAGAAGCTTTAGGGGATATTATATTTCATTGTATAGATTTTAATCACGGAGCTGAAAGCTTTGTATTAGCTATGGAAATAGAAAAAGCAAGGAAAGCACTTGAGACAAGGTAGTTCATGTTGGATCGATAATATGTTCCATTATACTCCGTTATATTATGAGGTAAAGGGTATACGAGCTGAAGTCGAGGATATGCAAGATGACTATTTAGTTGACGAGGTATCTTATTTAGGTGAAGATAATGAGGAGATAGATTCTATCTTATACGATTTTATCACAGTGCCGAGGTTAACTGAGAAGGATCGTGAGAAGCTAATCTGGTTCTATGTTTTATGTAGTATTGAGGATTATTTAGTGATTGATAAAAATGGAGAGATTTGGTGATGAAAATATCAGCAAGATTAGACGAATTCGTAGAAAGACAGGGTATAGTTAGTGCGGAGTTTTGCAAGATAATAGATGACCTAGAAACTTTCGAGGAAGCTTATCAGCAGTTGGTTAATAAAATAGAACTATTAGATCTTAAAAGAGAAAATGCCGAGTTAAAGCTAAAAGATGCTCTAAAGGCTTATAGAAAATTGAAGAGATCTAATGAATAAAAACTATCATATAATTTCACATGATTTACAAATGCACTCAGCTTTGAAACATATTGAAGCTTATGATTTTCATGCGTTTGATACGGAAACTACTGGTTTAAATACTAGAAAAGATGAAGTCATAGGAATGTCTTATAGTGGCAAAGTCGGCGAAGCTTATTATATTGTTCGTAAGACTTGGTGTACTGAAAAGAATCAGCTTATACGAGGAGTTTCTGAGGATCTATTTGTGAAAGCTTTAGAGATGATCGCTGCAAAAGATTTACTTATGTGGAACGCTAGTTATGATTGTAGGATCGTTTATAGTAACTTCAAGATAGATTTAAAGCCGAGTTTAGCAGCAGATGTTATGCTTATGAAACATACGGTTGATGAAGATGCAAACTTTGCGCTAAAAAGAACTGCGATTGAATTACAAGAATTCCTTGGATTAGACATGGAAAAAGCTGCCAATGAAGAACAGGTAGCGATGAAAGCCAATGTTCTTAAGAATGGCGGTCAGTGGAAGTTAGCCCAGAAAGATATGTACATGGCAGATTTAGACGTTATGGGACCTTATGCCTGTGCTGATGCGGATTTAACACTAAGAATCGGACACTACTATTTAGGTAAGATCCGAGAAGAGAAATTAGAGGAGTTCTTTTTTGACAAAGAGGTAATGCCGCTTTATCGAGAAGTTACGATTCCTATGGAAGAACATGGACTCTGTTTAAATCTTCCTCAAATTGAACAAGCTAAAGTAGATATTCAAGTCGATATTGATTTCTTAGAGAATCGAGTAATGCAATCGTTTTGCGCGACCGATGAATTCTATAACTGGGAAATCGATAGTGCTGCCAAGAAATACCCTGCAAAGAGTACTGGAAAGTTCGGTCAAGCTTTTGTAGAGTTTTATAATATAGATCTTCCTAAAACTAAATCAGGTAAATATAGTATGTCTATGAGTAAATTAATAGACTCAGAAGATGAGAAAAAGTTGGCATTACTTTTTAACTGTTTTGATAGGATAGATAAAGACGATATACTTCAAATACAAAAAGAATTATACTTAGCTGATGAAAGTAATATATTTAACATAAGCTCTAAGAAACAACTTGGTGAGGTAGTGTTTGACTATATGGGAATAAAACCTCTAGCTACAACTAAAAAAGGTGCGCCAAAGTTTGACGATGATTTTATCGAATACCTTGGGACTCTAGATTTAAACTGGACAAGGGATTTATCTAATTATAATAAGCTAATAAAGATTCGTGGGACTTATATTGATAGATTCTTAGATAATCATGAGGATGGATATTACTATGCAAGTTTTAAACAGCATGGGACTATTTCAGGTCGTTATGGATCGGACTTACAGCAGTTACCTAGACCGAAAGAAGAGGGCGAGCTTGATGAGATCGTTCTAAAATATAATAACATTATTAGAGGATTCTTTATTGCAGGTGAAGGTCGTATGTTTGTTGACGACGATTATGAATCATTAGAGCCGCATGTTTTTGCTCACGTTTCTGGAGATGATGGGCTTAAGGATATTTTCCGTAAAGGTCACGATTTCTATTCAACGATTGCAATTGCTACTGAAAAGATGGAAGGTGTTAGTGCGGATAAAAAAGCTGATAACTATCTTGGGAAAGTTAAAAAAGCAGTTAGACAAGCAGCTAAAGCTTACTGTTTAGGAGTTCCTTATGGAATGTCAGCATTTGCACTAGGTAAGACTCTTGATATATCTACAGAAGAAGCTGAGAGGCTTATAGAAGGGTATCTATCGGGATTTCCGGAGCTTAGAAAATGGATGCTAGAATCTGAACATCAAGTTCAACAATATGGATTTATTAGATCCGAGGTTGGAAGGATTCGACATTTACCAAAAGTTAAAGAATTATATGCAAAGCATGGAGCTAAGTTATTAGATTGGAAATATCGTTCGAAGCTTATTAAAAAGCATACTGGAAGATTAGGAAAAGATGAAGCGAAAAGGCAAGTAGACTCAGCTTATAAAGATTATAAGAATGGTGTCAATAATGCGAAAAACTTTCAGATACAAAGTCTCGGAGCTTCTATTGTGAATCTATCAGCAATAGCTATTAATAGAGAGTTTAAGAAAAGAGGGATCGATGCTTGGGTTGCACTACAAATTCATGATCAATTAGTTATGAATGTTCCAAAAGAAAAAGCTGAGGAATGTCAGAAATTAGTTCAAGAGATTATGGAAAATAATTATAAGTTAAGTATTAAGTTGAAAGCTCCTGCGGAACTTGCGACTAATTTACTTGACGGTCATTAAAAATCATGTTAACATTAATTAAGGCGTAGCCTGCCTGTTAAATATTAGCGACACCTGCGACGAGCAAGATAGTAATTGCCGTGCCTAGTGGTGAGAGGCTTGAGTCTGGATGGCTCTTTATAGGAGAAAGAAGATGACTAACTTATACCACTTCATAATACGATTCATCTACTACGGATATCATGGAGCTAAATATACTAGAGCATACGATGCAAGTGGCTCTCACAGCCTCATATATGCCCATATGAAGCGCGTAAAGAAGTTTATGAACTCTGATAAGACTCATTTACTATGGAACGACAAGCCAGATAACAAGCCTATGAGGGTAATGGCAGAATTCACAGAATTAGCTCGAAGGATGAGCGAGAACGAAATGACTACCTATTATAACTATCATAAGTTTAAAGCTAAATATCCTGACTATGATCTTATTAGCAGGTTAGGCAGTGAAGATAGAGATCCTAAAATAGAAAAAGAGATGAGTTTAGCTTTTAAAAAAGATCGTGCAATAAGTAAGCAGTTAACAGATAGGTACTTTTACTTGCTAGAAAATAAGATGGTGAGCTTTTGGGACTAGGATAATTATGAATCAGAATAGAATAGACATGTTAGAAAATGAGCTTACGGACTTTCTCCAGAAACACCCTCATTTGATCGGGCTACAATTTGAAATTAGCAAGAATTTAGCAAAACTTGACAAACCGGAAGATAGGCTGTATTATATGAGTACGGAGCTTCTTGACAGCTTTTATAGCTTGAGAGAAGAACTTGGTAAATTAGATACTATACTGAAGGAGTTAAAATGACTAATGAAGAAGCAAATAAAGTGATTGCAGAGTATATCAACTCAGATGGTGATTTTGTATTCAATATGAAAAAGTGCTATCGACATGATGGTGTTTTGTATTATCCATTCTGCGAATCCCTAGATGCCTTAGTGCCAGTTTGGGAGAAAGCTAGAATATCTAATGTATGTCAGTTTGATTTCAATAGAATAGGAAATAATTATGAATTTACAATATTCCAAGATAGACCTGATAAAAACTATGGTAATCAATGGTATGCTAAAGAACCTACACTCCAAGAAGCAGCAGCACATGCCACAGCACTTTGCATTAAGGAATTAAAATGAAAAGAGGACACTACACTATGGGAAAGATATGAAGCAAGATAGAAAGCCTATATTTTTCACCTCAGATTGGCATATTGGTCATGCTAATTCGATAGTGTTTGATGAAAGACCTTTTAAGGATCTTGAGCATATGCATCAAGTTTTGATAAACAATTATAATGCGGTAGTGCCGAAAGATGGGATCTGCTATCATTTAGGCGACGTAGGAATGGCTAATGTCGAAACTTTGACAGGAGTATTATCTCAATTAAATGGGACTAAGGTTCTAGTTTTAGGTAATCACGATGGAAATGTGAACCGTATGTATAGGCTAGGTTTTGACGTAGTTTTATATGGAGCGACTTTATATATTGCAGGAGAAGAAGTTACCTTGACACATTGTCCTCTTCGTGGTATATTTAGAGAAGACGTTACTGGAATGAGAGGTGCAGTAGATGGAGATCTTTGGCATGGAGAGAGTAAACAGATTAGATTCTCCACAGAAAATAGAGGACAGTTTCATCTTCACGGACATATCCATAGCTCAAAGGCTAATGATAAGTTAGCGAAAGATGGGAAACAATGGGATATTGGAGTTCCGGCAAATGATTACCGTCCAGTGAGTATAAGCAAAGTAGAATCATGGATATCAAAATATAAGCAAAAGGAAAAAGATGAACTTACAACAGGCAATTAAAAGCGGCAAGATGTTTAAGAGAGTCGATAAAGGAACATGGCTTCTGGTTGTAGATGGTAAAGTCTCTACTGTAAATGCTATGATTAATTATAATCTTAATACCGATGATATCTTAGCTGATGATTGGGAAATTGAAGAGGATAAACCTACTGAGTTAAATTTTAACTGTTCCTCCGGGAACGATCTAACATTAGAAAAACATACTGATATTTATATATCTATGAGCTATGAATTTGTAGGTGATTATGATCCTAATATGTATCTCAAAGAAAAAGATATTGACAAGATATTAACTTTCCTTTATAATAACACAGAGATTGGTAAATCTCGTATAACACCATTTTAGGATCATATGAAAAAACTATTATTACTATTATTATTAAGCGGTTGTGGACTATCTGACTCAGACAAGGTTAAAATAAAGGTAACTTCTGAAAATATATGTAAGTGTAATTATGGATTGCGAAGTATTACTTTCTTTATGGATGAATATGCAGTAGCTACTTGTAATAATGACACTCAGTTTATAGTAAAAGAAGATACTATATATATGGATGGTTGTTAATGAAAAAACTATTAGAATGGCTATTATCTTTTTTTGCTTCTAAAGAGGAAAAAAAGGCAGTAGAAAGAATTGAGAAGCTGAAACAAGAATTGAAGGAGATACGAGATGAAGAAGTTAGCGATGATGACCTCACTGATCACTTTAATAAGTAGTGGCAAACTTTTGGCTCAAAGTGCAGATAAAATGATCTGTGAAAATATCGGACCTTCTATCACTAGATGTAGCAATAAAGAAGTGATATGTTACGTCAGGAATAATGGCGGCATCTTTTGTAAATTTAAGGAGAAGAAATGAAACTATTATTGATACTTATATTCCTAGTTAACACAGCTTTTGCTCAAGATGCGATAATCATTCAAGAAGGTGAAGTTGCAGAGTTTACAGGCATCCTTATGAGTCGAGAAAGGGCTACAGAAGCATTGCGAGCTGAGAAGGCTAACTTAGTATTAAAAGACCTTCAAGTGGCTCAGGAAGAGCTTACAGAGTATCATAGGGTAGCGGCTAGGACAGCTAGGGTAAAGCTATCAGAGGCTCAATTCAGTGGATTCTGGGCTAATACAGGATACTTCGCATTAGGAGTCATATTAACAGGTTTTGCATTTAAAGTTAATCAAAAAATAAGCGATCTGTAAAACAGAGAGTATATGAGGAGATAGCCGAAAGGAGGTATTTAATGGTAGGATTGATGATATTTAGTTTAGGATTAGTCTGCGTATTAGTTTACGCTTCGGTCAGGATCAATAAGGTAAAGTCGGAAAGAGATGATTACGAGGATCTTTATAATGTTTCTCAATCTGAGTATATTAGGATCAGAGAGGTTAATTCTCTGATGCACAGCGAAGCTCTTCAGTTAACTTTAGAATTGAGAGATATTCGAACTATATCTTTCAATAGAGGTGCGTTATTAGATGAAAAAAACCTTGATTTAGAATATATTTATGGTATAATAGATATGCTTGCAGAAGCAGAAGTAGCGCGGAATTTCCCGGAGGAAGTTAATGAGTAAAAAAGATAAGTTACTAGAAATTATTGAGCAGATTCAAGAACTTTACCCGAAGCTTAATAGGCTGATGGTTACTGACTTGGATGATCCTGATTCAATAATAATCACTACAGAAGATCGTCTTATAGAACTAGCTGAGGAATATGGAATAGATTCTGATTTGATAGATGATATTACTGAAGATGCTTTAGAAGATCCTTTAGATGAGTACTTATCTCAGATAGATTGGGACGATGACGATGATGAAGGTGGAGGGATGTTACAATGAATAATAAGTTAATAGGATATGAAGAGGCTGTAAAGCGGCTAAAAGATAGTGAGCGTGCAATGAGAGTTCAAAAAAAGATTCTAAGGATTTCTAAAGATGCTGAGTCTCAAAGAGATATTCAAAGAGCTATCTTTTTAAATAGGAGGGAGATTAACTTACTCCTTTCAATTGTAGCGTCAGAAAAGAGAGCTAGGAAGATGTGGGGAAGATTAATAACCATTTCTGGAGTTAGTTCTACGAAAAGAGGCGGCTAAGTGATTAAAATACTAGAAGGTGGACATTGGGAGAAAAAGGGTTATAATTACACTTTATTCTTGACACTACCTAGTTATAGCTCGGATAAGGTTCGGAGCATCGCAGGAAGTGAGTTGGTGTCAAAAAAGTTAGAATTACCTACAGGTTTTTTCTTGACTTCAAATAATATTTATTGTAATATAGTAATTAAGCTGCTTGGATTTGGAGTAGGCTTAGAAATACATAGTAGGAGTTGAAATGGGAATGTATACGCAGTTTGAGGCGACAATAAGAATACCTGTTAATGAAAATACTAAAGATTTGTTAAATTATTTTAGTATCGCTGAATTTGATATTCCATATAGCTCTCATGAGTTTTTTGGGTGTCATAGATATACTTGGTTATTAAGTGGGTCGAAGCTTATACAAGAAGATTATAATTATTATACAAATGATGACGATAGGATTTTAAAACTAGAAGCTGACTTTAAAAATTATAGTAACGAGATTGAGAAATTCTGCGACTTTATTTCAGAATTTACTAAAGACGTTGTAATAGGACGGTCTATATATGAAGAATTTGAAGATTATACATATCATTTTAATTCAAGAGTAGATATAAAAGAAACCGTAGATTTCGAGGAGAAGTTATGAGTAATGAAGAGAACAGTAGAGTTTTGGTTATCAGCGATATGCACATTCCCTACCAACATCAAGATTTAGTTCCGTTTTTAAAAGAAGTCAAAAAGGTTTATAAGCCAGATAGAGTCATCTGTATCGGAGATGAGGTTGATAAGCACGCTATGTCTTTTCACGATTCTGACCCAGATCTACCAAGTGCAGGCGATGAATTAGAAGAAGCTATTGAGCAATTACAGCCAATATATAAGCTCTTTCCAGAAGTCGATTTGGTAGATTCCAACCACGGTTCGATGGTCTATCGTAAGGGAAAGCACCACGGAATCCCTCGAAAGTACCTAAGAGATTATGGTGAAGTTTTAGATGCTCCTCAAGGTTGGAAATGGCATAATGATTTAAAGATTACTTTATCTGATGGTCAAAGAGTTTATTTTCACCACGGACTAGCTTCTGATGGTCAAAAGGTAGCGCAGAGGCTCGGCATTAACTTTATCCAAGGTCACTTTCATAATTCTTTTGAGATTAAGTATACAGGGACTCCTGATAAGTTACTTTGGAATATGACGATAGGATGTTTGATCGATGATGAAGCATTGGCATTTGCATATAACAAGACTACTTTAGGAAGACCTCTAATAGGGCTAGGAATCATTTTAGATGGACAGCCTATGTTGATCCCTATGATCTTAGATGATCATGGTAGATGGATCGGAGAGCTTAAGTAATGGCTACAAAAAAACCAAGATATCCTACATCAATCCCATTTCACTACATGGGTTTTGATTGGGAGATTAAATTCATAGATATAGAAGCTACTGACTTTGGGGAAACCGATTCCGATCAAAAAGAAGTTAGAATCTATTATAAAAATAGAACTGAGCAGAATGTTATTGAAACTTTAATTCATGAGCTTTTTCATGTGGTAATGTTCGAATTAGCTGATTCTGTGTTCCATTTTGAGAAAGAAAGAGTATATGATAAAGAGGAGAACTTAATTCGCTTGACTTCTCCTAGAGCTTTTGCTATATTAAGAGACAATCCAGATTTAGTGGATTTTATAATAAAAAGAGTTAGGAGTTTATAATGAAATGCGTAGTAACACATAAAGAAACGAGTAATCATACAAATGGAATCCCCTTATCAAAACAAGGTAGGGATCTTCTAATTAATATTATAGATGCTCATAATGAAAAGGTAGCTAACTTTTTCGTAGAAAAGACTAAAGCTGATAATCCTGATGCACCTCTTACAGATGAAGGGCTTAGAAGATTTGCTCCTAAAATAAGTAAGCGTCAAGCTTTAAACTTGCTTAAGATTAAGGAATCAGATATAATGGAAACTAGAGCTGAAGTTTTGGAGGAATAATGTATCAAGATGGTGAGATTTTAGAAGTTGTAGAAGCTTTTGGAAAGAAAGATAAAAGGATCGAAGTAGGTACTAAGGTAGAGTTCGTAAAAACTGCTGATACTGCTGATCTAGGACAGAGCTTAATTGCTGTCAAATTAGGCGATAGAATCATCGTAACTAAGGAGACTAATGTTCGTATTAGATCTTGGTGGAGGCGCAGACAAGCCTTTAGAGCCTTTAATAAGCAGATGATGATAAATAACCCTAGACTAAGAAGATATAGTCCTAATCCATTTGTTAAGTACTGGTTTAGAGCTTATTACTGGTTTGTAGATTTAAGGAGTAAAAATGGCGAAGTTTAAAGATGGTGATACAGTAGAGGCTTTAATAGACATTGAAATAGATTTACCCGAAACAGATAATTTTATAATTAAAAAAGGTGATAAGTTTAATCTGAATAAATTCTTAGCTGAGAATTGGAATAATGGTCAGTTTGCAGTAAAGGATAGTTGTGGTTTAGTAGATGAAAAAGACTTCAAACTTATAGAGTCGGAGTATACAAATCAAGAAATGATAGATAGGATCGAAAAAGCTAAAAGTATTAATGATTTTGTAGAAGAGAAAGTCGCGGCATCAGAAACTCAGGTAGCAGGAAATCACTACTCGAAGCTTAAGATTCAGCCTATGGAATATTGCCTTCAAAATAACCTTAATTATGGTCAATCTAATGCCATTAAATATATTACGCGCTATAAGGATAAGAACGGTATCGAGGATTTAAAGAAAGCAATCCATTGTATAGAATTATTAATCGAATTCGAGGAAAAAGACATTGACTAAAAAGTAGAAACCTGTTAAT